TATAATCTGTGTATGGTAAAACCTGTTTACTAGGATCATTAGTAAAATTAGGGTCTATAGACTCATTAATAGCTTTTCTAAAATCTTTAGGGGTAAGTCTAAATTCTCTAACAATATTACTTAATCCAGCTACCCCGGGTAGGGTAGAATCGGGGTCAAGGTATTGGCTTAGAATACTAGTACTAAACACATATGTGTTATTGTCTTGAGGTCTTAAATTTGTAGGGCTATAATTGTTAGTTCTATCACGAGGAGAACCATATCCTGTTCCATCAATTCTAACTCGAGTTTTGCCTAAAAAACCTAAGGTATTAGGACCTCCTCTATATGAGTAAATATATTCTCCATTTTGAGTATCTATATCATACTCGGATTCGGCATAGCGTAGTTCTTTAGCAGTAAGAGAATTAATACCTATTTGTTTACTTTTATATATTAAAACTAATCGGTTTCCTGAGTTGCCAAGATTATTTTCATTTTCAAGTGTAACTCTACCATATCCTCTTCTATCAAAATCTAAAGGATTTAAATCTGTTTTATCTAAATGGAATCCAAACGCATTACCCCCAGCTTGAAGCACAGTTGAATAGGGCACATATACTCTTCTACCACCCCCTGGAGCGTTAGCGCGAGTTCTTTCTAAGAGATTTTGTTTGACTGAAAATAAAAGGCCAGATACATTTTTAGTATCAAATAAAAATCTACCAACCCTTAAAGCATCTGTAGGGACAGGAGCATCTAAATCAAATGGATTAGTTTGAATTCGTGCGGCAAGATTGACATTGATGGTATCAAAAGGGTTAATGGTAAAAGTATTAAGCTGGAGGATGTTAGCTTCAAATCCTATATTAATTCCGGTACGGCTACTAGCTATATTAGCATTAGTAGTATTAAGAGCACCCTGTCTTAAGAAAAAGTCAGGGGCTCTTAATGCAAAATTCGTTCCGGATTCATCAGTGTAATCAGGTATAGGGACAACTATGTACGGCTGGCTAGAGTCGTTGTTGTATTTTAGAGATCTATAAGCAGTCTCTAAGCCCCCTTCTATAACACCTTTGAGTAAACCCATACATACAAATAAAATTTAAATGCAATTAGTTATTGTTAGGTAAGAAAGTATCTTCATACTTAGCTGGGGCAACAGTGCCTTTATCAAGTTGTGAAGGTGAAGGTAAAGGGTTGGCTTCCAGACCGTCATTATACGCTGCCCAATCTCTAAGTACATCTGCCTCATGATATCCAGCTGTTGAGTATCCAAAATCTCCATCATAAGTACCATGTAATTTTGATTGGGGAGTAGATGCTACTAAAGTTGGAGAAGTAGTTGCAGTTGCTTCACCTTGAAGTAGTGAGCCTCGTGAATTGAATAAGTCTAAAATTCCTGAAAGTGGTTTTGCCATGTTCTTATGTTTTTAAAGTTAATAAAAAATATTTTATTTATAAATATTAGCAAATTAAGCTCTTGATGTGTTTATGTTTTGAATTGTAGCAAATTCTCTACCATCAAGTGTAATTTTAGAAGGAGTACTAGAATATTGAGCGTACATATCCTTATGTTCTTTATTTACTTGTAACAACTGGTCTAATTTTGTTAATAAAGCAGTTAATTCTGCTGTGTTATTAGTTATAGTAGAAACTCCATTATTGTTTGTTGTTATATTAGAAGTAGCGACAGGAGCAGCTACTAATTTAGTTTCAAGAGTATTATTTAATGGTGTAGGTTGAAGATTATTATTAGTAGTTAAATAATTTTCTTCTTTAATCTTTTGAGTTTCAGAATTAACTACATCATCAACAAATACTTTATTAATTGTACTTAAAAGAGATGAGGTTAAATTTGCTTTATTTAAAGTACTAGTAGCACTTAATTTATTAGTACTATCAGATATTTTGTTTAATGAAACATACATATCTTTAAATACTTCTGAGGAGTTTTTGCCTAAGAAAATTTCGTTTTTATCTACTTTAGCTATACCTTCTTGAAGTACTGAACCACCTTCTGCAAGTTTTGGAGTTGTTGTAGATTTATATAAATCGTAATTTGATTTATTAAACGCAGAGTCTTTTGAATCTTTTGTTACAGAATTTAAATTATCTAATATAGTTCTTCCAGTATTTGCTATTGTCTCAGCTGCAACTACAGGGCCAACAAGAGGCAAGAGATTTAAATTAGCAGCTTTTATGTCTGAAGTAATTTTGGTTTTAAAAAGATTAGTAAGTAAATTTATTGAATTAGATGAAGATGTCTGTTTTTGTTGTGTTTGCTGAGTTTGGATTTGGGTGTCTTTACTAATATTTTTGGTTTCCTGTACTGATTGGTTTAGTTTTTCAAAATTTGCAATATCAGTGGTTGTTTTGTCTAAAGTTTTAGTTGCACTTAGTTTATTAGTAGTATTATTAGATATTTTATCTAATGAAATAGACATAGATTTTAATGTCTCTAATGAATTTTTACCTAGGTATACTTCACCTGTATCTACTTGAGCCATACCTCCTTTGGTTACTAAACCACCATCTGCAAGTTTTGGAGGTTGGGTTTTAGTTTCTTCTGGGGTTTGGTTTAGATCATAAAGTGCTTTTCCACCAATGCCTGCACTAGCTATACCGCCTATTGCTCCTCCTATAAATGGGATTATGCCTGCAGCGTCTTTAGCAACGCTCATAATAAGCTGAGTTTCTAAAATTTTAGCAATTTTAGTTAATAGAGTAACTTGGGTAGAAGAAGATTTAGTTTGAGTAGCTGCGGTTTTTTCTTCTCTAGCACTTCTAGCTTCATTTATAGCTTTATTCTCTTGGTTTGATTTTTTAAGTTCCTCATTTGATTTTCTAAGTTCTTCTATTTGTAATTGTGAAGTTTCAGTTAACTTAGATACAGAAGCATTTAATTGTTGAGACTCTTCGGGTGAAGAAGGCATTCCTAAAGAAGAAGTAGCAGTAACAGATTGTGCAGAAGCAACAATTGGGTTAGATGCAGATGGAAGAGGAGACTCTTTAACTAAATCAGTACCTACTTTTATAGGGCGACCTTTTGAAGCATCATATACTTGATCATTACCATCTAATTGTACTTCTCCAAAATCTCCACTTAATGTTACTCCTTTTTTACGGTCAATCTTAGCATCCTTAACAGTATATTGGGATTTAGCTTTAGAAGTTTCAGAATGCATTGCTGCTGCGGCAACTGCTATACCTGCACCTATAGCTAAAGCTCCAAGTCCTAAGGTAACTGCGGATGCGGTGGTTATAGCAGATATAGCAAGAGCAGCAGCAGATAAAGCTGCTGCTGCTAAATTATAGACCATAGGGAGCATAGCTATCCCTAAACCAACTAATATTCCTTTTAATAAAGTGGTATTACTTAATAAAGTAGCAAATCCACTTAGCATTGATCCTAAAGGACCATCTACTATACTAACAAATACATCTTTTAATTTTTCAACAGCAGCAGCAAAACGTTCTTGAGTACTAGCTTGATCCATCATAACATCTAATTGGCCTTCACCAAGCATTTTAGCTGCTTTTTCTTCACCATATCTTTGTTTAGCAAACTCATAAGCATTTTTTTCTTCTTCACTTAATGAACGTCCTAATTTGCTTAATGCCTCTTGTTCTACTAATGAATTAGCTAATTCTTCTCTTGACATACCAACAGCTTTAGCATATGCTTCCTGTTGGATGCGGTTCATTTTAGTGAATTCAGCTGAGCCTCCAATTTCTTTGTTGATTTCTTCGGCCATTGAGCCAATATCACCCATTAAGGCATAATAACGAGCATTTTCAAGGTTAATTTCTTTACCTGTTAATAACTCAGCTTCTAGTTCGGCTGTAATAGAGCTTTCAAATTGCAATAATGAATTAGCAATTTTATCTGCTTGTTCTAAATTAATACCTAATTCTTTAACTTTAACAGCAGCTTTAGCCAATGCTTCTGGGGTGGCGCCTAATGACAATTTAATTGCGTTAGAAACATTAGCAGTTTCTTTCATTAACTGCTTAATATTAATAGACAATCCTTTTTGGATGGCTAATGCTTTACCAGCACCCATAAAACCAGCAACAGTATCTTCAACACTTCTACCAGTAGCCATTGATATTTTATTAATACCAATTAATTCTTCATTAGTAAATCCAGCTTGTTCTCTTAATTTAGTAAAGGTTTCTAAATCCTTTTCAGCTATTTTAACATTAGCTCCTAAATTTTGACTAATAGCTAAATAACTTTCTCCTAATTTTTTAGTAGTTACAAAAGTTGAATCTGAATTTTTAGCTATGTTTGCAAATTGTTCATTAACCTTAAGGGCTTCACCATAACTGATGTTCATACCTTTGGCTAATTTCCCAGCATTGCTATCAATAGTCTTAAATGCATCTACCAATTGAGTTACAGCAAACGTAGCTAAAGATATAGGATTAGTTAAGTTCTGGAATAGGGAACTACCCATTGATTTTATACCTTTACCTAAAACAGCAATATGTCCACTTATACCAGCATACTGAGCATTTTGAGCTGCTAGTTGACCAAGAGTAACTTTATTTTGGTTGTTTATTTGGGCTTTTTGGTGAAGTTCTCTGTCTTTTTCACTAATAGTATTTTTAAGAGCTTCTAATTCTAATACTTGATTTTTTAGGGTACCACCAAATCTTGTTTTTATCTGTGCATCAGTAAATTTTCCTCGATTTTTAGCTATTTCTTCTTCAAGGAACTTTTCACGTTCTAAATTTTGAAGAACTTGAGTATAACCTTTAGATTCTAACTCCTGTTGAGTTCGTTCTATGCTGTTTCTTAAATTAGCTTCCTCACTGCGTTTTTTTACAATCTTAGATGAGAACTCTTCCATTTCGGAAGTAGCCTGACTAATGCCTAAAATTTGTGATAACTTACCAAACCCTAATTTGTCTAAAGCAGTACCTAAACCTGCTATAATTGATCCACCTAATCCTAATAATGAATTTTGTTCCTTAATTTCAGCTTGGATTCGAAGTATAGTTTTTTCAATTGCTCTAAAATTTTCATCTACACCTTGTTCTATACCAGGCATTTCAGCAAGGTATCCTTTAGCTTTAACAAGTTGAATATTTATATTCTTAAGCTGGCGCTCTAGGCTATTATTTTCTTTATTGAGTTGTTTTAATTGGTTTTCTTCTTGTTTGTTTAATCCTCGGCGTGTTTGCTTTTGTTTTAAAATTTCAATTTCATGATCAACCCTTGCTTTATCATAATTTTTAAATTGAGATTCACGCTCTAATCTTTCTTTATCTTGTTCTAATACTTCTTTAGAATTAATTAAATTTTGCCTTTGTATAGCTAATTTTTCTTGAAGTTTTTTAAGATCTTTTTCATTTAAATCTACTATACTTTTTTGGTGAAGTTGTAGTTTTTCAGCTACAGAAATAATACCTTTATATGCTCTAGTAGTTATAGTAACTCCTGAAGAAGCATTTCCTAATTCTGAAACGAGGTTTTTAAAGGTTTTTAGGGAATCAGAAATATCATCAGTAAGATCATGATATTCGTCTCTTAAAAGAGCAAGTTGTCGTTTAGCAGTTGCCGTAGAAGCAATTCGATTTGCTTCTTGTTTAGCCGCTGCTTCTTGTAAACCCTCTATAATTTGTAAATACTTAATCAGTTCTTGTACTTCAGCAGAACTAAGTTGATTTTGTGCAGCCATGTTTTAATAAAAGTATATATTATAAATATTAAAGACTACCAAATTTAGTATTTAGGAGGTTGCTTTAATCTGCCCTTAAATTGGTCTGGGAGTTGGATTTTGCCCTCACGGATAGCTTTGGTTTGAGAAATTAAATCTTTTGGCGCGTTATTATTATTCTTTTCTTCGTAGTATTCTTTCATCTTACGAAATACAAATTTACGAAGCCACATAGGCATGTTGTAGATTGTTTCCCAATCATAGCCACCTTGGCCATGAAACACCATCTCATGAATTTGAGTAAATAAATTAATCCTATAATCCCGAGCTAGCTCAGGCGTCAGGCCAAAAAAAGTTAAGTCCAACTGGAATGTTGACTTTTGTGTCGCTTCCTTCGGGAAAAAAGGTCAGATCAACGTCTGGCTGTACCTCCCTTATGTACTCCCTTAACGCCTTGGAGTCACGGGCTAACAAATACTTGTCTACAAATTCTCTAATGTGTGGGTTTTCTGTATTTCCTTCAACAGAAGTAATCATGTACTTTAAACGAGTTGACAACTCAGGTACATTATTTTTATAAATCTTCTTTAAACCTTCTAACTCAGCATTGATTTTTTTCTCATCAGCACTTGTTAACAACTTAAATGTAATATCTATTTTAGTTGAAGGAAGAGTAAACTTAAACTCATTTACACCTGGGTTGTAGAGGTGCTCAAGTATAGGTTTGTTATCAATTGTAGAAAGATCAACTGTTTGTTCTTCACCACCCCACATAAAGGTATAATCTTTACCATAACCCAAAATACGAGCAGCCACTAATAATGCGTTTTTATCGCCTACAATCAAATCATCATACTTTACATCGGAAACGATGAGTGATTTAACTAACTCGTCTAATACTGTGCCTTTTTGGATATATGATTGGTTGGTTAAAATATCTTCTTCCCTTGCGGTCATATATTTCATTTCAATTGTACCACTTGAAAGAGGATTTTCTTTAGGGTATACTAAACCCTTTGAAGGTAAGTCCACAACTTCTGTTGGGACATTAAATTTGTTTTCCATAAATAATTTTGTTATAACGTTTTTGTTTGTCCTATATACATATATGAAGAAAAAAAAAGCTCGCAAAAAATGCGAGCTCTTTTTATAGTATTTAGCTTTAAATCTTAGTAGTTCAATATAGCATAGTCCATACCTACAGTCATAGTAATGTTTACTGCTGTATTTTCTGTATCGTAGCTATAATCACCAAAGTTAGCATCTTTAATAAATGCGCCTACAAGTACCCATTGGCTTACAATATCACCTACAGGACCTAAAACGTTAAGTTCAAGTCGCTTTTTGTAGAAATCAGAGTAACCATCTCTACCTGTTACAGATTCGTGTGATAAACGAACCCATTCCATGATTGTCTGTGCACCAGAAGGAGTAATTGGGTCAAATAATGTCATAGTCACATCACCCCAAGTGGTTTTACCCTTAACTTTTCTTTGAACGTTGATGTGATTTAATATTACTTCACCTTGTTGTAAATTTACAGCGCTCATACCTTTGATCATATAAGCGGGTACGTTATCCAATGACACCTGGAACCTATGGGGTTGTTTAGGTTCAAATGGTTCAAAGAACATTTCATCGTAATTTAATATTGCCATTTTCTTAGTTTTTTTATTTGTTTATAAATATGTTATTTGTTAAAACCTTATGCAGGGAAAGTAGCACCTGTTGGAGTAATATTAAAGTCGAGGTAAATAAATTCAGCTGTTTTAGTTGGCTGTAAGTATATTTGACCTATCAACTCATTTCTGTCAATCACTTCAGCAGAGTTATTAGTACCATCCATTACTACTTTAAAGGCATACAAACCTTGACGTTGTTGAACTGATTCAAGGTATGGGATAACTTGTGCTAAGAAAATATTTCTTGTAGTTTGTGTATTTTGTTCAAATACCAAGTTAGTAGCAATTCTAGAAATATAAGACTTAAGTACAATCAACAAGCGACGAACATTTACACGATCAAGAGCCGAAGGCTTACGTTGTAATGTTTTCTGACCATAAACTGCAGTACCAGTACCTGGGAATGAAGCTAATGGGTTAACATTGCTGAGGTATAACTCATCACGTTGGGCTACACTTAATTTGTATTCAGCGCGGATTACTCTGGTTAAGCCACCTCTGTTAATACCTGCAGGTGCGAACCAAGGCTCAGCAACACTGTCGTTAAACGCATATACTCCTGGGATAAATGTTGAGGCTGGAGCCCAAACTGTTCTACCAGTAGTAGTGTCTCTAGTAGAAACCCAAGGCCAATAAGTAGCAGCATATGAAGTATCTAAGTTATTAGCTTGAGCAGTTGCAGAACTAACTGTTCCACCGTAGTTTAACAAATCAAGTACATAAATATTATCACCTCTGTTTTGAGTGTTTTGGATAATGGTATCAATCTTAGCACCATGGGTACCTAAACTGTAGATCAGACCAGGAGTATAGAGAGCATTAAATTTATAGTCGTCATTAGACATCAAAGCAATAGCATTTGTGTAACTACCAGCTGTTAATCCTTGAGTATTGTTTTCAGTAATATCACTATAGAATTTAACCCCAGCTATAATATCACCTGTAGCACCAGCAAATGCACCTGTTTGAGCTATTGGTAAAGAAGCAGTGTATGAAGCAACTGCAATTTGACCTGCTGAATTAAGGTAATTAGGGGTTGGGTTGTTTACTGATTTGACTCTTACGTATCTTGAGCGGTTAGCATAATCACCAGTAATATTTAATTGGTTATTAACTACATCATAATTAAATGCATAGTTACCAATTACTGCTTCAATGTAATTTGAAGCAAGTGGGTCTAATGATATTTGAGTCCATTGCTCTAAAACAATGGGGCTATTAGTATTGTCATCACCTCTTCTAATTAACAAGGTAAATGTACCTGAAGAAGTATTTGGTGATACGATTTCCCAACGTAAGTTGTTAACTGATCCGCTTACTAAGCCTCCTTTTGAGTCTTGAGCACCTGCACTGTTCATAATAACACCTTCAGAAAGTGTTTCTAATTCAAATGCAGGTTGGTTAGCAGCAGCTGTGCTTGAAGAAATAGCAGCAGTAGCAGGAGCCCATTCTAATGAATTTGATACTACACGAGTAATCATCAATGTTTCACCACCATTTTGGAAGTAGTTAAAAGCAGCAATGGATGTAAAGTAAGAATAAGGAGCACCACCGCTAATAAGAAGATCACCAAATGTGGCTGCAAAATCACTATAAGTAGTTACTAGAGTAGGGACACCAATAGGACCTCTAACTGTAGGGCCTATGATGGCTGCTCCTACAGCGGGGGGTCGTTGGTTTATAAAGGATGTATCATTTTCTCTTGCTAATACACCCGGGGAAAGTAAAACGTTAGTCGCCATGTTATTAAATTGTTTTAATTGTTTTTAATTGGGGTTTGTTGATAAATATCCTAAAAAGACTCAAAAAACTAGGCGCTTACGAATTCTCCCTTTTCTAAATTGATGGTTCCGTCACCATATTTATCTTGGAGTTGTTTGCCTAAAACTTCTTCTTTTTGTTTTAGTTTTTCGTATTCAAGTTTTAGTTTTTGTTTTATAGATTCTAATTCTTGAAATTGAATTTCAATAGTACCAAATTTGTCTATTAAAGTAAATCTGTCTTGTTGTACTATTTTTAATTGTGTAATCTCTTCTTGGGTTAAAACTTTTGTTTCCATATTTTAATTTATTATAAATATTTAAGGATTTCCTGGAAAATCTGGAGGTGTTGATAAAGGACTATAAAATATTCCTTCTGATGTTTCATACCAGTCCCCATATCCTACCATTTCAGTAGTATCTTCTATCATTAAATCATGATCTCCAGGGTATTGATATGGGGTATTACTATCCCATACTACAACATCAATTACATAATTTGATTTTATTATTGCCCATCTAGCCATATTAATTTATTTTTTAGTAATATTCAAAAATTAAAACAAAACCATCACCACCTCTACCTCCGGTTCCACTTACAGTGCCAACAATAGTAGCTCCTCCTCCACCACCACCAGCAGCCATACTTCCAGATCCTCCATTACCAGCTGAAGCAGCTGGAGAAGGTCTTCCTCCTGCACCACCATGTCCTCCAGTTCCAATAGAGGCACCAAAAATTAAATTGCTACCACTATAGGAAAGTAAATGACTTATATCAATAACAGGAGCTCCATTCTGTCCAACCCCACCAGGTGCTATTCCTGGGGACCCAGATTGTATTAAAGAAGTATAATTATAGATTGCTGAGCCAGATCCACCACTCCCAGAAATATTAGTATTTGTTATTCCTCCTCCTCCACCTCCACCAGCTAATAATCTAGAACCATTAAAAGCACTACCTGCGCTAGCACCTGTAGTTGTTGTTCCTGCAGCACCATCAACACCTGAGTAATAAAAAGGAGGGTATGGGTTAGGAACTGTAGGGGATGTGGGAGCTACATTAGTGCCTGCAAGGCCAGGGGTTGTGGTTCCACCACTACCTGATGCGCCACCTATACCTCTTAAAAGAACAGTTGATCCTGAGGCGAATGTACTGTTTGCTCCAACATTTCCATTTCCGCCTGTGAAAGTAATAGATCCAGACCTTCCTGCTCCTCCACTTCCTCCTGCTCCTACAGTTACAGTATAACTACCTGTTGTTAATGAAGATGAAGAAAAATAAGCTATGTTTATGCTACCACCAGCTCCTCCTCCTCCTCCAGCTCTGTTGGAGTTAGCTACACCTAATCGCCCACCACCACCACCACCTCCACCACCAGCGCATACTACTTTTATATATTGTATACCTGAGCCTGTAGGGTAAGTGTAAGTTCCTGAGCTAGTGTATACAGTAAAACTACTAGATCCATTTGCTGTGATAGCATTAGTTAAATTAACAATACCTATAGAACTGGTTAAGTAAATTAAACTTCCACTAGCATATATACTTCCAAACCCAGATGATGGTGTAGGATCTGTTGAATGAGTAACAGCTAAAAGTGTGTTAAGAATTTTCACAACTAATATTTTATTAATAAATATTAATAATATTCCGCTATTAAACATAAACCTGAGGATCCACTTCCTCCTGGTTGGGCTGCTGTGATTGAAGATGTAACAATACCACTGGATCCTCCTCCTCCTGCTCCAAAAAGCCCTCCATTTCCTCCAGCTACACTAACAGCTGAAGCTGAAATAGGACCATTTCCTCCTCCACCTAAACCATATGTTGTTGTGAATACACTACTAGTAAATTGCAATAAAACAGTAGCTGTTACTAAATTATTTGATCCTGAGTTAGCAGATGTTGAATTATTAGAAATTAAAGTATTCCATTGAAATCCACTAGCACCTAAAGAACCAGATAATCCTAAATTAAGTGTACTACTATATCCTGAACCTCCTCCTCCTCCAGCTGAACCAGAAGGAGATAAAGGAGTTGAAAAAATAGATGTAGGTGTTCCAGCATTTACTGTACGACTAGTATTAGCACCATTTCCTCCAGGAATAGCAAATCCAGGGCCAGGTCTACAATCTGTGGCTAATCCTCCTGCTCCACCAAATATAGTAGCTACAGTTAAATTACCTCCGGTATCTCCACCTCTTCCACCACTAGCACTCACCATATTCCCACCAAAAGTTGTATACTCACCTGCTCTTCCAGCACCACCTGTAATGCCAGAACCACCACTTCCACCTGCTCCTCCAGCTCCAACACTAATAGTGTAACTAGATTGAGTTAATGATGCTGAATCAAAAAATCCCCAAGCTATGGCTCCACCTCCTCCTCCTGCTCCTCCAAGTAAGTTTTGAGCTGTTGCGCTTCTGCCATTACCACCACCACCACCTCCAGCACCTACACAAATAACTTGAATATATTTTATATTTGGATTATTATTAAACCAAGTATAAGTTAAAGTTCCTCCTCCAGGATTTGAACCTGTATATTCATTTATTATGATATAACCAGGACCAGATGCTTGAGGTTCAAGTGGGTAGTTTGTACCAGCACTGTTTTTAAAAAAGAATCCTGTACTACCACTAGCATATAATGCCCCAAATCCTGAGGAAGGTGTACCTGGAGTGGATGATTGGGTTTGGAAAGATAAACTTTTTAATATTTGACTCATAACAAATTATCCTAATTTATATTCAGTTCCGTTAGAAAGTTTTACATACATATATCCATCTGTTTTTAAGTATAAAGTTACAAAACCACTTTCTGGGGTTTCAATAGAACTTGTAGCTACAAACTGTATGTCAGTTAAAAATTGTGGCATTATTGTGATATATAAACTATATATTGATCTGTTGATGGTGGATTTGCAAATATGATACTTGCTGTATTCTCATTTATTCTTCTTATATCTGGGTATACTGTTTCACCATTTGAACTGCTTTCATAAACTGTAATATGAAGATTTCTTGTATTAAAACCGTGGTTGATATTAAATGATGATGATAATCCATTTCCTAAAAATGATGAAGTTGAAGTACCACCTCCTCCTATAGCTGATGAAGCAGTATAGTATAATTGACCACTAGCTGTATCTATTACTACAACGTTTAACTGAGATGATGTTATTAAACCAGGTAAATAAAAAGATCCAGTAACACGAGCACTGCCGCTAATATCAAAAGTATATTCTGGGGTTTCATTTAAAACACCAATTCTAAACTCACCATTACTTCCTGATGAGAAATGCATTAGTGTGGTTGGTGGGCCAGGTGTTTCTCCTTCATTTGGTGTAGAACGAATTTGAAAATAATTATATGCTAATGATTGTAAAGTCCAAGATGAATATCCCCCACCTCCAAAAACTATACTAGAGGTAGTAGCACCTGATTTAGGGTAAACATATAAATTTCCTCTAATACCCGCATTACCTGCTATTTGAGTTGGAATACTAGTGAGAGAAGAAAAGGGTTGAGTGGTTAAATCACTACCATTTATTATTGTACTACCACTTGTATTTAAAGAACCAGTTAAAGTTAAAGCATTAGAAGAACTATCAAATGTAAAATTTGAAGAACCACTAAATGCTCCATCAGCATTAAATTGAATTTGTTTATTTGATCCGCCTGGTGTTCCTCCGCCTCCAATAGAACTTGTAGGCAAATAATATAATTGACCGCTAGCTGTATCAATAACAACAGCGTTAACTTGAGATAAATTTGTTAAAGTAGGTAAAAAAACTGAACTTGTATAATAATCAGAAGTAACATCTAAAATGGGATAACCTGAAATGTCTGATATAGTAAATAAAGAACCAGACATACTATCTGTCACTACTAGTAAATTACCTTGAGAGCCATATACTGATAGTACATCTGAACCTGATCCTACAACACCTATAGAACTAGATACTCGTAATGATCCTGTCACATTGGAATTTCCTTGAGAGAAATATCCATTTTTTATTACAAATTCATTTGCCATACTTTAAATCTTTTCCCTATCCAAGATTTGTTATCAATAAATATTAAATCTTCCTTTATGTGCATTGAAGTTTTGGGTTACTTCTGCTTGTGTTAGTTGGCGATTATAAATTTTTACTAAAGCTATATCCATATTTAATAAAAGAGTATTACCACCAGTGTATGTCCTTCCAGGAAGAGAAAGTGAAGAAAATGGACTACTAAAAGAAAAATATGGAGTACTTGTAGTACCAACTTGTTGGCTTAAAGCTTGAGATTGACCATTAATATAAATTTTTTGATCATCTAAAGTTAATAAAGGATAATGTAATTGATCTATCATTACAAAACAATAATGTTTCCAATTATCTACTAACCCTAATTCAGTGACAGTGTCAATTCCATATATATCATTAGTTCCACTAGTGAAACCTAAAGCATCATCTACTGGTCTTAATTGTACACTATATGCTGATCCGAATCCACAGAACATTCCAGTAGTGCCCTCTATATTGGGTGGATTTTTAAGTCTAGCCCACATATCAACAGTAACATATTCTGTTGTAGATCCTATTTCATCAATATCATTAATAACTACTCTTTCAGTATTATCATAACCGCTACAAGAAATATATCCGTTTACTATAGTTGGATTATTAAACAAACTACCTGTGTTATTATAAGAGGTTAAATCATACCAAGTAGTACCACTTCCAGGATATGACTTTGGATTTAAAGCGTCTAGATGAATAACTAATCCATTTGTAACTATTTTACCACTTATTGAAATACTCATTTTATTATATACCTTTTATTATTGTTTTTATTACTGCTCCTGTAGATCCTGTTACTTGTAATGAAGCAGAACCTGCTGTTAATGCTACTGAGAATATAAAATTGGAGGTTGATCCTATATCTGTTGTTGTTGTTTCTGTGTATTTTATTTCACTGCCACTCCAAATAGACATTATTTGTCCTGCTCTAGCATTTGTTCCTGATATTAATGTGTAGTCAAAAAATGCTCCATCATATGAGGCTGTTGGTAAAGAATAAATAGTATTAATACCAGCTACAGTTGTTATTCTAGCTGTAGTGTATAAGGCTTGAGCAGATGAAGTACCTATTAAAACTATACCATTAATAGAGGAAGTACCTAATACTGATGTTGAACCTGTTACAATTAATGATCCTGTTATTAAGGATGATCCGGTTAATTGAATAGCGTTAGTGACATAATCAAATGTAAAGTTTCCACTTCCACTAAAAGTACTTCCACTATTAAATTGAATTTGAGTGTTTAGTCCGCCGGGGGATGTTGGAGTTCCACTTCCACCACCAATAGCACTTGAAGCTGTATAGAATAACTGGCCACTACTATCTATTAATACTACATTAGTAGCAGTGTTTGAATCTGTTAAATTTGGGAATGCTACTGTACCTGATACATGTAAATTATAAGAAGGTGGGTATATATTAATACCAACTCTACCAGCTGCAGAACCAGAAAATGGAGCACCAGTAGTAGTTGAATAGGAACCAGTAGCAAATATTATTCCTCCTAAGTTAATAGAATTAGAAGCAGAATATGGTAATGTAATGTTTGTCCCAATAATAATATTGTTAGAACCTATACTAGTCCCAGGAAGAAAAACATTATTGTATCCAACTTGATAACCTATTAAGGTTGAAAAAGGAGCATTTATAGCTGAGCGACCTGCTCTGTACCCTAAAAAGTTTGAATGGGAAGCGTTTGTAGCTAAAGCCCCAGCACCATTACCTATAAAATTTGAGTTATTAGCATCTGTAGAACTATTACCAGCTTCAAATCCCATAAAATTTGAAAAAGCAGCATTTGTAGCTGATGTTCCAGCAGTTCGTCCTAAAAAGTTAGACTGAGAAGCATTTGTAGCACTTTGACCAGCACTAAAACCTAAAAAGTTTGAGTTATTAGCTCTAGTTGAGGTTAAACCAGATGAATATCCAATAAAATTTGAATCACTAGCATATGTAGAATTATTACCTGCACCATAACCTAAAAAGTTTGATTGAGAGGCTAATGAGGCGTTATTTCCAGCATTAAAACCTAAAAAGTTTGAATTATTAGCACTAGCTGCTCTTTCCCCAGCACTATAACCTATAAAATTTGAGTTATTAGCATTTGTAGCAATATAACCTGCTCTATAACCTAAAAAGTTTGATTGAGAAGCATTTGGTGAGACAAAACCAGCACCATCACCAAAAAATATACTATTATTAGCTGTAGGTATAGATGGTATTCCAGCGACAGGACCTCGAGAAAATAATGTACTTCCAGTTAAATCAATAGGATATGAAGATGTTACAGCTCTTGAAGCACTTTGTGCCCAACTTGCTGTACCAAAAAATCCAACAGTACTAGGTCCAAAAGAAGCAGAGATTGCTCCACTTACAAACATTGAGCCTGTTAATTGAGCAGTATCAACTCCATTAAAAGTAAAACTACTACTTCCATTAAAATTTCCATTATCATTAAATTGAATAGCGGTACTTGGTCCTCCAGGTGAACTACCTACACCTCCAAAAGCAGCTGAGGCTGTATAATAAACTTGACCTAATACATCATCATAAACTAATACTTGAGGGGCAGTGCTACTAGTTAATCCAGGCATAAATACACTTCCTGAAAGAATAGCACTTCCTGTTATATTAACAGTATTAGTAGTTTTATCAAATGTAAAAGTGCCTGATCCGCTAAATGCTCCAGCATCATTAAATTGAACTGTAGTGTTTGATCCTCCAGGTGTTCCTCCTCCACCACCACCATTCATAGCATACGAAGCTGTTAAAGCGTAAGAAGCACTGTCAGAATTAAGTGCTTTTATAGCAATCTTCGCATATTGACTTTGGTAAACATTTGCCATTAACTACATTTAGTTATAAATATTAAAAAGTATGTTATTGTGAAATGTAAACTACATATTGACTTGAAGAAGGAGGATTTGCAAATGTGATGCTTGATGTATTAGTATTTACATGTTTTAAATCAGGATAAACTATATCACCTGATGCACTATCATATACTGTTATATGAAGATTTCTTGTATTAAATCCATGATTAATATTAAAGGAAGTTGATGATCCATTCCCTAAAATTGATGAGGTTGAATTATAAGGATATGTTAAAGCAAATAAAGCTTGAGAAGCACTTTCAGCCCAACTAGCTGTTCCAAGTAATGATCCTGTAAAAGAAGTAGCTAGTAAACTACCAGATATCTGTACTTCATTTCCTGCAGCATGTATAAGATTGCTTCTATTATCGTTATCGGATCCGTTACCTACAATAAAAGCTGATTCAACTGATGACGTAGCATTCCATTGGCCTTGTATGTGTTGCCATTTAGCCGATGCTATTGTTCCATATCCCTCTGCGTGAGAATACTCCGCTGAAGCAAGTGTAATTGTTTCTTGACCTTCAGCGTGTGAATAATTTCCTTTTGCTTGGGTATTATCTCCTTCGGTGTGTGAGTAGTCTCCTATTGCTTTAGTAATACTTCCTTCAGCGTGTGAATATTCTCCTGTTGCTATATTCCCCGCTAATCCGTGAATAAGAGAGCCTGTTATAGTTTGATTACCTATAAAATTATTTGAACCTGTAGTAGCTAAACTAGCAGATTTAGATGTAAATACAGGATCTGTTTCTTGGTAATACGAAGCAGTAGATGCTGTTCCAAGTAATGATCCGGTAAATGATCCAGTAAATGATCCTGTATTGCTTAAAAATTGATCTACTCTGTTCACAGTTACAATTAATGAAGGAACAGCAGGGCCTAAAGCAGGTGTTGTAGCTGCTAATTGAACATCTGTTCTATCTGCTGCCCACATTATCTGGTAATAATCGTTAGCGGCAGAATTAACAAACCAATTCCATGCTGCTACACCTTTACCATTTTGAGATAGTTCAACTATTGTATTTGTTTCTGCTAAATCAACTCCATTTTTTCTTAACCAAATATATGCTATACTTGTATTTCCTGTACTAGTTTTTTCAAGTTGAGCTGAGAATTGTATGTCATAAACACCAATGTTTTCAGTTTTAATATATGTGTTAAAAGGATTAGTTGAGCCTGAGATAGATACTCCATTTGAAATGTCTGTTGTATTAATAGACATTGAGTGAAGAACATTAGCTACAGGATTTGTTTGTGTAGTTGTATCATAAAAACTACCATAAGAACCTGTTGCTGTATTACCATATACTCCTCCACCACCTGTTGAGGTGATAGTTACTTGTCCTAAACCATTTGTAGGTGATAAGGTAATGTTTGGTCCTGCTAGTAATCGGGTTACTCCACCATTTAAAGCGTATGAAGCTGTAGTAGCATATGAAGCTGTTCCTAATAAAGAACCTGTAAATGAGCCTGTGAAAGATCCAGTTGCATGTAGAGTTGTTCCGTCCCAAGTTAAGTTAGGTACTCCCCCAAAAACTCCATTATTATTGTATTGGATTTGAGTATTTGAACCACCAGGAGTTGTTGTACCCCCACCACCACCACCTCCACCACCACCTACACCTCTAAATAAACCTCCAGGTAATATAGTAAAATCAGCAGCTACTGCAAATGTACCATCTCCTTTAATTACTATAGCCCCTAAATAAATAGCATTTGCTGCTGTGTTAGGTGCTTCAGTAAATGTTTCAATGTTTATATTAGCGATAGCCTCTGATTCAGTTGAATATACTGCATTACCATAATAAACTACTATGGCTTTAGATACTGAGTTTGGATACCAAAATACTCTTTGAATTGACCAGCTATTATTAGCTACACTTGTTAAAGTACCGTTAAGTGAATATTGAGTTGGATTTATTACAGTATATCCAATTCCACCATTTGTATCATATACCCAATTAGATCCTGATTGTCTATATCTGAATATTTTAGATACATTTGTTCCTGGGTCAGTTACATAAGATGGATTTTCTGGGTCTGTTGGGTAATTGGCTCCATCAGCAAATGATGTTCCACTTCCAACTGTTAATCCACGAGATGAACTTGTTAATAAAGCGTGACCTGATAGTTTTAGAGGACCAAAAGCAGATATGAATACATTTGATCTTTGTTTCCAACCATATGCTAATGATGGTTGAGTTTTTACACCATTTATTGTTGAACGATTTT